CACCCTCAGATAAAGTAAATACTCTTTCACCAATATTTAGAGCATCTTCTTTAAATGAGTCTTGTATTTTACAACTCTCCATACCATTACCCCAAGAGTAACAGTTAAAAAAGTTAGTAAGCACAATAGCATCTGCATTAACAGTTCCACCCTCTACAGGGGTAGATGCTCCAAATGCCACATCTAACACTATGGTATTTACGTCTGGTTTTTCTAATACTGTATGTTGACCATTGTATTGTGGGTTCGTTGGAGATAAGTTAGTTTGTTGTACATTCACTATGTCACCAACATCTATGTACGGGCTTAGTGTCTTTGAATGGTCTATCACCTGTGCGACTCCATCGCTTATGTATTGCACCATGAATCCATCCCTTGTGTTAGTCCTGAACCATGCGTAACTACCACGCTTGCCATTCGCAAACGCATCTCTCATCTTATCCCAATCTATAATCTCCGGCATGTTCACTCCTCCAATTCTATTTCTACGCCT